GCTTCGAACGCTGGCGTAACGCGCGGATCAGGTGCGAATCATGCGCGGATCAGGTGCGGATTGGGATTAAATCATGCGCACTGCGCATTTTTTTGTTGACACGCGGGGGACACTTCGGCGATAACAGGACTCGCACCACGTTTCACCGAATCGCTAGCGGGTTCGCCCGCACCTGAAAGGAACTTCAGAAATGGCCGCTTCCAGCGCTTTGTTTGCCGATGCTTTCTCACCCGCACAGAACTTTCTAGCCTTTCCGCAATCCCTCACTGAAAAATACCGTCCGGTCACTCTGGATGGATTCGCAGGCCTTGAAAAACCGCGCAAGATTCTCTCCAAACTGGCCGCGAAACCCTTTCCCAGCGCCTGGCTGTTCATTGGTCCCCCGGGAACGGGAAAAACGACGATGGCGCTTGCGCTGGCCGATATGATGCCCGCTGAGTTGCACCATATCCCGTCCCAGGAGTGCAACTTGGAGACGGTAAAGCGCACCATCGAAACCTGCCACTATGTACCGCGCGCAGGCCTGAAAGCGCACCTGATCCTGATAGACGAAGCAGATCAGATGAGCGCAGCCGCGCAGCTGGCTTTACTGTCGAAATTGGACTCGACCGCGTTTCCGCCCGATACCATTTTCATCCTCACTGCTAACGCGACAGACCGCCTGGAACCGCGTTTCCTTTCGCGGCTGCGCACCATCGAGTTTAGTTCCTACGGCATGAGCAAAGACGCAATCGCGCTGTTAGAGAACGTATGGCGCGCGGAAGCTGGCGACGCGCCTGCGCCTAACTTCGCGCGCATCGTCAAAGAAGCGAATAACAATGTTCGCGAGGCCTTGATGAAGCTGGAAACGGAACTGCTCTGCATCTGAATTCGCACCTGATCCGCGCGGGTTTCGCACCTGATCCGCGCACCACTTTTCAGCGGGTTCGCCCGCACCACTCGAAAGGGATTCGACGTGACTATCCTCTCAGTTACCCCACTTACAGAAGCTGAGTTGCTGCGCTGGTCTCGCCAGCAATTCGGGTTTGCTGCTGATGCCTGGCTTGCTTCTGACGGGCTCTGGTTTATTCGCTGGTCGCCTGCGTATACCTGCAGCGCATCGGATTCCATCCAGTCCGTTGCGATGGCGCGCGCGATTGAAGCGCACCGCGCGAACCAGCTGCGCGAAGATGCCGAATTTGCGGCCAGACTGGAGCGCATCTGATGGCCGCGCGCATCCTCTCCGCCCTGCGAATTGTGCGAGTGATTGTTACGCAAGCTGCCTTTGTCTTGGCCGCCGCGCTGATCGTTCTCGCCATGTATCTGCTAGAAAACCCGCACCACTAGCACCTGATCCGCGCGCGAATCGCAGCTGATTCGCGCACCACTTTTATCGCGGGTTCGCCCGCACCACTCGAAAGGATTCCGACTCATTGACGACGAAGACCGCGCCGAGCTCACGCGCGAGAACCGCCCGCAGGCTGCTTTGTTCCCGCAACCTACCCAGCTGTCCCTGTTCTAGCAACCGATCCGCGCGCGAGTTGCAGCTGATTCGCGCGCGGACCTTTGACTTATTGACGAAGCTATAACTTCGCCCCTATAGTTGCATCCAACACTGGCAGCGGGTTCGCCCGCACCACGAAAGGAATGGCTCGTGAAACATCCCGCCCGTCCCCAGCAAATCAACCTGATTGAGCTCCAACGCGTCGAGGCACCCCCGCCCGAATGGATACGCGTTGGTTCTTCCCCGTTCAAAATTCACACCTACTGGATACACCAGGCCAGCGGGTGGCAGATACACCACTGCAGGCACCCCACCGCTAACTTCCCCTATTACATCCTCACGCCCGATGGTCGCCGCGTCGTGAACCCGCGCAACGGTCGCGGATTCCAGCGGCTGCATCTGGCGCAGGAACACGTCGAAGAGTTCGCACCGAAAGAGAGGAACTAAATGAGTCCTTCCACTTTGAGCGTTCGCCGCGCCCGGAACGCCGCGAGGCGCTTCATGTCTGAGGTTGTCGATCATGGCCGCCAGTGGGATGTCCGGAGCGTGGAGGATTATCTGCCCGATGGATGGATCCTCCTGCCGACGCTGGAACTTAGCGACTTTCACCCGCTAACAGTCGAGCACGTCGCGGCGGTTATTCGCCACGGCGCGCACCAGCTCGCCTCGTAAACGAAAGGTATGAGCATGGAGCCTGTTTATCTGGGCGATGGTCTGTATGCCTCATTCGACGGCTACCAGATCGAGCTCTACGCGCACAACGGAATCCGCAAGACAAGTTCTGTCTATCTCGACGGCCAGGTCCTCGTTGCATTCCTGCGCTTTGTCGAAGCGGTAAAGGCCAACGCTGCATAAACCACGAAAGGAACCCGATGAAGATTCTCGAATTACGCGCAGAGCACGTTAAGAAGCTGAAGGTGGTTCAGATCAACCCCGAGGGGAATGTGATCCAGCTGAAAGGTCCGAACGGCAGCGGGAAGACTTCCGTTCTCGATTCCATCTGGTACGCGCTGGGCGGCACGGATAACTTCCCGAAGCAGCCGATCCGCGAGGGCGAGGACTCCGCAACGATCTACCTCGACCTGGGCGACATTCGCGTGACGCGCAAGATATGGCCGAACTCGACACAGCTGTACGTCACCGGCGCCAACGGCGCGAAGTTCCCGAGCCCGCAGAAGATGCTGAACGAACTGCTGGGTGCGCTTACCTTCGATCCGCTTGCGTTCACGCGCGAGAAGCCCGCGCAGCAGCTGGAGACGCTGCGCGGACTGGTCAAGGTGGCCGTCGATGTCGATGCGCTCGATAAGGCTAACGACACCGACTACAACGAGCGGCGCATCCTGGGCCGCGATATCGACGCGCTCAAAGCCCGGGCCGCCGCGATCACCGTCCCCGAGGGATTGCCGGCGACACGCATTGACACGCACGAGCTCCTGCAGCAGCTGGACGAAGCCGGCAAGCGGAACGCGGATCGGCAGACGCTGATCGGCGAGCAATCGCAGCTGCGCTCCCGCTCAGTCAGTCAGGCGCAGACCGCGGCAGCTATCACGCGCGAAATCGCCGCGCTCGAAGAACGGCTCAGCGCCCTGCGCGGGCAGGCGGCAGAGGCCGACCAGGCCGCGCTGCAGCTGCATGACAAGGCCGAGGCGATGACCATTCCCGACGCCGTCGATACTTCCGCGCTGGCTGCAGCCATCCAGGGAGCGGAGGGGACGAACCGCGCGATCGAGGACCGCGAACGCCGCAGGGCCATCGAGGCCGAGCTCGCCGAGAAGACGCTCGCCGTCGAGGCACTCACCGCCAAAATGACCGAGCGCGAGACCGCGAAGAACCGCGCGATCGCCGAGGCCGAGATGCCCCTGCCCGAGCTCGGATTCGGTAAGGGTGTGGTGCTCTACAAAGGCCTGCCGCTTGACCAGGCTTCGAGCGCCGAGCAGCTGCGCGTGTCTGTCTCGATTGCGATGGCCGCGAATCCGAAGCTGCGCATCATCCGCATCCAGGACGGTTCGCTGCTCGATTCGAAGTCGATGCGGCTGCTCGCGAAGATGGCCGAGGAACACGACTACCAAGTGTGGATCGAGCGCGTCGAGACGGACGGCAAGGTCGGCATCGTCATGGAAGAGGGCGAGGTCGCATCGGTCGATGGTCAGCCGCGCGAAGGTCACGCCAAAGCTGCGCGGAAGCCGCGCGAAAGGGTCGCCGGATGAATGCGGGTCAGCCAGCAAAACCGTCGCCTAAGTTCGTTGCCATAGGCCACCGGGTGATGCAGGGCAGCAACCGCATCGCCCTGGCTACCTCGGGCAGCATGGCGCAGCGCATCGCGCACGCGCTCAACCGCTACACTCACCCGCGCTACACCACGGCGCCGAAGGAGGAACCCGCCGATGCAGGCCTTTAAGGTTTGTCTTTCCGCAAATATCCCAGCTGAAATCGAGTTCACCATCGAGGCCGAGGACGGCGACAGCGCGCGCGTCGAGGCACTCGCCCAGGCGCGGGCCGCGGCCGATCACGACTGGCAGCTGTGCGGCGACGCCTTCGAGATTCACTGGCAGTCGATCGAGCCGATCGGCGAGGCCGTCGCCTGAGATGCCCTGCGAGTGGTACAGACTCAGGGACGGCACCACGGTACACGTCAACGCAGGGCAGCGCGGCGGCCGGAAACAGCTTTGCCGTTTCTGCCGCTGCGGCTATGTCGAAAAAGTTATGCGATTTTCCGGTTGGAAAGAACCTCATGGGTGAAGAACTCACCTGTGATGCCGGAATGTGTAACCGGTGCGCGACCACTCTCGGCGCGCACAACGTGGATATTGGAAACGGTATCCAGCGCCTGGGCGACACGTTCGATGTGTGCCCGACCCACCGCAGTATGTCACTACCAAGGAGAACGAATGAACCGTGAAACCATGATCGCCGAAATTGACGAGGAGCTCACCCGCCTGCGCAACGTCCGCGAGATCCTCGCCGGCGAAGCCGCACCCCGCAGACCGCAGCTGGTGAAAGGCGGCGCCGCGCCCGCAGCTGCTCCCAGGCGCAGGCGCCACATGAGCCAGGAAGCGCGTGAGCGCATCCGCCAGGCGCAGCTGAAGCGCTGGGCGAAACAGAAGAGAGCAGCCTGATCCCACGGCCCCGCGATCCGGAGAGAGCGCGGGGTCATTCTCCCCACTTTTTTGAGCAGAAAGAAAGAGAGCGAAATCCAAATGGAGCGAACCGTATTCGAGCGCACCCTCGAAGTGCTGGAAGCCTACCCAACCCGCCCCGCGAAGCCTCGCAGGATTAAAAAACGCGCACTGCGCACTTTTATGCTGGGAGCCTCCCGGGACGTTGCCGGGTCAACAGGGCGCCGGGCCCTGGCCGACGCGTCAGGTAAGCGCGCATGAGTCTGAAAGAAACTCGCGAAAGTCTGAAGGAAACTTCCCGGAGTTTCCCCTACGTCTTCGTCCACCGGGAGCGCGATCGCCACGGCAAGCGCTGCCGGAAGCTGGGCACCGTCCGCCCGGCGCAGATGTGGATCCACATCGAATTCGAAGATGGGAAAACCGCCGTGGTCCCCGCCTCGGCGATCCGCAGGAAAGAGGGCTGAATGAAACAACTTTCCATTTTGGAACTGTGCCTGATCGCACTGCTGCTGGGCGCCCTGGGATGCCTGATGATTATCGGGTGGAACATACCGGGATGAAATGCCCCGCGCCGACGCCTGGAGGCCGCAGGACGAGCCCGCACCCCTCCGGGGGACCCAACCCCTCACCCAAACCACAGGAGGCGCCCCACGCGCCTCCTGTGCCGTTTGAGGTACTCACCTGGCGCCCGCGCCACGAATACCGCTTCGAGGATATGTGTCGGAAAATCGCGATGTGGATTCTCACCAATGCCGAGGGAAGGCTCGAAATTTCCTTCGAGACTCCGGAGCGCGCCGAGCGCGCGATCCAGCGCGTTTCTGAGATACTCAGGCACCCGCCCGCTAACCTGTTTCCGGAGGGTTTCCCTTGGTAAATCTTTTCCGTCGCCGTTCACCCGAAGAAGAAGAGGACCGCGCGCGCACCCTGCTCACGCGCAGGAAGTTTTTGTTTCTGGGCGCAGCTGCAGCCGGCGCCGTAGTTGCGAACAAGATCCTGCCGGCGATCCCCGGGGAGTACCACACTTACTTGGCCGGCAAAAATGCGGTGATCGGCCAATACGCCGACTACCTCGATTTTTCTGAGTTCGCAGTCGAGAGCGCGATCGACCGGGCGATCGAATACAACCTCCATTACTCCTTCCATCACGACTGCCCTCGCGATCGCGAACTCCGTTTTGCGCCGCAGTTCATCGCGGATCTGAAGGAGAACACGCCGATGTTCGAACTCTGCCGCGAGCGTTCGCTGCCCGAAGCCGCCGACGATAAGATCGGGTTATTCACCTATGCCCCGCTGCCGTACACGTCTTGATCCGCGCCTCACGCGCGCGCAGCTGCTCGAGCTCGGGCTCAGCCACGCCCAGGTCGACCAGCTGCAGGATGTGACCACGCGGATCTACAACACCGCCGCGGAGCTCGAGAGACTCGGCGCCACCGTCGAGGTGACGCTCAACATCAACTTCCCGCTGAGGCACGAGAGATGAAAACGATCTGCGGTAACTGCGGAAAGGTGCAGGCGACGAATATCCCCAAGTGGGCTCGCACTCCCGAGGAGTGCAGCTGCACCGACTACCAGCGCCCGGACGACAGTGTCGAGCGGATCGCGCTGCAGATGGCCAACCAGGCCGTGCTCGATCTGCTCACGTCCCCGCGACGCTGGCAGTTCTAGCGCCATTGCATCGGCCGTCATAGCGCCAGGGTGAACCGTCAGCGGTCCACCGCACCAGCGCCCAATAGCAGAGCGCGCAGCATCTGTAGGTATCTTTTCGGTCCTGGGCTCGAATCCGCCCGGTGTGCCGGCGCGTGCAGAATTCGCAACCGACCGTCTCGGCGCGCGCGCATCCCTGCCTCGAAAAAGAAATGCCCCGATCGCGCTCGAAGCGGGACCGGGGTTTTGAGCAATGTGCGGTTGTGGAGCGATCCACGGCCTAACTATACCGCAGCGCCGCGACCGCGCAGGACCGGCGACAGGTGCAGCGTCTCCGGCGTGATGAGGTAGTTGTATTCGGGTTCGACGTTCAGCAGCCAGATCCCGCCCGCGTCGCACAGGTCGATCTGGAACTGGCTGCAGATTTCGCGGTGCGCACTCTCGATGTGGCGCTCATGCACCAGCAGGCCGAGGATGTCGGCGAAGTTGTACGGCGTCCCGATCTTCGCTTTCGCGAAAGCCCGCATCTTCGTGTATTGCTCGGCCGTCAGTTCCAGCCGGTAGCGCCGTTCGCGCGTGGGCCTGCAGTAGTCGAGCGGTCGCTCCTCGACGCCGCCTTTGTCGTGCGCGCCGATCCAGCCGGTGACGAAATTGCTCTCGACCATGAAGGCGCCTTCGGTGTGATCCCACAGCGAGTTAGTCGCCCAATCAATCGCCGCAGAGACGAAGCCGGCGCCGTTGATGAATCGCAGCAGATAGAAGTACTTCATTCGCTTTCCTCCGAAAAGGCAGAGGCGCGCCTGGTTTGACGCGCCCCCCGGGTTTGGTTGTGCTTACTGCTGGGTGAGGACCTGCACGGCCGAGGCCTTCTCCACCAGTTCGCCGCTTTCGACGGCGGTACCGGGGATCTGATCGACCGAGATATCAACGACCGGCGCCACGCTCGAGGCCGAGCTGGTCGACGCAGGCGTGCTCGCCGAGGCCTGCGCGGCGGAGACGGCCGCGCTGATCGCGCTGCCGAGTGCTTCGAGCTCGGTAACAACTTTCTCGACCGCTGCCTGGCTCTGCGGATTGGTGATCTTCTCGGCAGCGAGCAGCTGCTGCAGGTTGGCCTGTACGCCGCTGATGACTGAGGCGGCAGTGGGCGTAGCGCCGAAGTCCGCGACCAGGCCGGAGACGGCCGCGATCGATGTCTGCGCATCGGCGAGCACTGCGGAGACCGCCGCGCCCCCCGGAGCTCCGGCGACGGCCGTCGCTGCGATCTGCAGGGCGGGGCCGGCATACTTCAGAACGGCATCCGCTACCTGTTCGATCTTCGGCTGCGCTGCATACAGCTTTTTCCATTCCTTGGTGAACCAGCTGGCGAAGGTGTGCGGGGCGCCTTCGATCTTCTGCAAAAAGCTTTTGTGCGCTTTGGTGGCGGTGGTGGTGGCGGTCGTGCTTACGGGCAATGTTGCGGTTGCCATAGGGGAGTTTTTCTCCTGAGTGAAATGGGTGAGTACTGCTATGGGTGCTCCCCCGCGGCGGTCTGAGGAACCTCCGCGGGGGCGTTCGTTCGCGGCGGGGGGAGGGCCGGGTTATGCCCTGCATAGAGCAGCGCGAACGCGCCGGTAACGAGGTTGCCGGCGATCTGAAAAACCTGATTGCGGGTTCCCGCGTCGACGGGCACCAGGCAGGCGCCGATCGCAAGCGCGGCGCCCAGCATGAGCGCGAGCTCGGCCGGCGAGAAATTCTGCGGGCGAGTGACGGTCACGCGTGTACCTCTTCGCCGGCCACGATCGGCAGCGCGAGGATCTCTTCGGTCAGGAGCTCGGCGGGATCCAGCTCGGCGAACGCGCACACCGTCGCGATGTAGCGGCGCACGTTGTTCTCGGTGGCCGGCGCGAAGCGCGCGATGACCTGCGAAATCTTCGCGCCGTGATAGCCGGCGACGAGGTCGCCGTGCTCGTTGAACTTCGCCGGCACGAGGAACCAGCTGCGCAGCGCGCGGTATCCGGTGGCCACGTCCGGAAACACGGCAAAGCGCGGATCCCCGCGCAGCGCGCCGAAGCGTTCTGCCTCCGGACCGAACTCGAGGTCGCCGGGGTTGTTGTTGCGCGTCGGCCGCGAGCCCTGAACGCCGAAGCCTTCTTCGCGCGCGACCGCTTCGAGAAAAGTTAGCTTGTTCATTTGAAGACCACCCGAATCAGCACGACGACGACGGCCGCGGCGCCGCTGTAGTACGCCATGCGCACCTTGAGGTCATCGATCTTTTTATTGGCGTTGTCGATCCGCCGATGTGCCGATTCCGCTTTCGCCTCAACCAGAGGGAGGCGCCCGGTCGGGCTCTCTTCGTCCGGATCGGATGAGCCCAGCATCTTGACGCAAAGTGTGTGTGTGTTGACTGCGATTTCCCGGAGCAGCTTCGTGCTCTCGGGTTCCTGCAGTTCTTTCTCTAAGTGGGGCATCGGGGGGAGTGTCCTGCGCGAAAGGTACTAAGTACGCGCGCGCGGGTAAATGCTGCGAATGTTGCAGCGGATATGCACACAAAAGAAAAGGGACCGCCCGAACGTGGCGGTCCCGAAATCGTCAAGGGCACCCGACGATAAAACCAAACTTCAGTAACAGAATGTCTGCGCTGCGAAATAGACGTTGGTGGGCTGCGTGGTCCAGCTCGAGGGCATGGCCAGCTTTACCTCGAGCTGATCGCTCTGCGCGATCGCATCGGAGGAAAGGCCGGTCAGCGGCGCAATGGTCGGATCAGCGGAGCCGTTGAACGCCACCGTTGCCTGCGTGTCAGTGAAGTTCGTGCTGGTGGTGACATCGTAGACCGTCAGCGTTACGTTGTTCGTTCCGGTGTCCGCAGTGCCGGAGCGCAGCGTGTAGTACTTAACCGCGCGCAGCGTACAGGCGGCCGGCGCCACGGCCGGCCACGCCGCCGCCGGCGATGCCCCGGAAACCGGCACACTCGATGCGCCGTCTGCGCCCATCCAGTAAGTTCCGGCCGCCGCAGGGGTCGGTATCGGTCCATAGGAGAATCCGAATCTCTGCGTCCATGCCGGCGAGCAGTTCACGATCTGCCCGCCGCCGAAGCATGGAACCTGGCCGGCAGCGGGCGATTGAAAATTTACAGGGTACCCCCCGAGCAGCCACGCATTGAAGCTCGCGATGGAGCTCAGCGCCGTAACCACACCGTTAGCGTGTCCGGAGCCGCCCGTCGCCTGCACTTCCATGTACGCGGCGCCCGCGGTTGCGAGTGAGCAGGTTGCAGTCGCCGATCCTCCGGAGCTCACCGTCACCGTCGATCCGCAGAGCGTATAGGACCCCGTGCACGATGCGCTGGTGTAGATCCCGAAGGTATAAGTCGCAGTTATGCCGGCGTCGGTCAGCCGCGCGTTCAGCGTGGTCGCGACGGTCGGGATCGGCAGGCATGCGGCGAAAGTGCCGGGAGCCTGCAGGCCGAAGTTATAGGTGGGAGTTCCATTCATCGGGCTCCAGCTGGGGGGCGCCTGTGCCGCCGCAGGCAGGATGCCGGCGACGGCGAGGAGGGCGCCGATCAGAACTTTTGCGAGGTACTTCATCGAATTTGTTTTTCCTTTCCTTTTGAGTTAGCAGCCTGAAACGCTGATGACGATTCCACCGGAGAACGTCAGCACGCAGCTGCCGGCCGTCTTGGTCCCGGTGAAGCCGTTGCCGCTGGGCGTGATGTAGGTGGTGGCGTCGATCTTGCCCGAGGCATCGCCGGCCGTCCCGTTGCCGACGTTCACCTGATCGACGCCGCCGCGCGATACGCCCGCGTCGATCGACGCGCCGTTATAGAAAGCCAGCGGGGCGCTGGGGCCGAAGATCGCGCCGCCGTTCACCGGATGCGCGGTGTCGCCGAGGGTCGCAGTGTTGCTCGATGATCCCGGCGTCCACGCCCCGAGGCTGTTCGCGATCCACTGCGCGGAGTTGTTCACGATTACCTCGAACGAGTTCGAATTGGTTGTGCCGATCTCCAGGCCGGCCGCGCCCGGGCTGCCCGCGCCCGAGCTCAGGATCTGGATCAGGCTGGGCTGCATATCGAACTGCAGGTACTGGCTGTTCGTCCCGTCGTTCGATTTGAAGATGTTCAGATAGCAGGGCTGGGTGGGGAGGCCGTTGGCGTTCAGCGGTCCGCAGTACATGCTGAGGGTATTGCCCGCCGTACGAACAAAAGTGATGTCCTTGTGCGAAGTGTCCAGCGTGAGTGAATTGGTCGGAGGCAGCGCCGCGGTAGGGGAGGTCACCACCACCCCACCATCGTTAATCGAATTGCCGTTCGTGTTGACGCTGGGGTAAGCCGTGTTCGTCGCAACGATCCACGGAGTCGTGCCGGCGTCGATCGTTCCGGCATGAGTCACGGTGAGATTCGGCGCCAGCATGTAGCCGGCGATTACAGACGCGGTCGCGGCCGAGCAGCCGCTGCAGGTCGGCGCCGGCGTGAAGCTCACCGTGGCCGAGCCCAGGCTCTGGAAGTTATAGCCGTGCTGCCCCATCAGAATTTTTACGGCAACGATTTCCCAAACGAGATTCGGCGACTGTCCGATGGGGTTCAGGTTCACCGGCGCGAAGACAGGAGCACCGTTGAAGCCGGTACCGGTCGGATCGCTCAGCGCCACCGAATAGCCGGTGGGAGCCAGCGCCCCGGGTGTGTACGTGCCGTAGTTACCGCCGGTGCTCATCTTAATGCGGTGGGCGCCGATGGTCGCCGTCGCCGTCACCTGTGGCTGGTCGCTTCCGACCGGAGCGACACCCGCGATCGGGCGACTATAGCCCGAGCCCGCGCTCGCAATGGTGCAGCCGCCGCTCGGCACCGTGTAAGTCCCGGGGGAGCCCGACAGAGTAAGCGTGATGGCGCCGCCCGACCCGCTGCCTCCTTCGCTGTCCTGCACCAGGGTCATCGGCATCCGGTTGTACGGACCGCCGCCCTGTACGACGGTGCAGGTCGCGAGGGCGCCGTTGCTCTCGGTCAGCGTGAGCAGCGTCGGCTTCTGAAACGCCGAATCGCCGCCCACGACGTAGAGCGTCGGAGCCGTCGAGTAACCGACGCCCTGCGCGACCAGTGGCCAGGAGCTTACCGAATTGCTGCTGATCACCGGCGCACCCCAGATAGCGCCCGCGCCCTGCGCGTAGGCGGTGAGGTTGCCGGCGTTGGATGACGACATAAAACTGTTCGCCATCGCCGTCAGCTTCGAGGTGTTGGGGTAAGCGAGGTTGATCGCGGTCACTTCCGGATCGAGCAGCGCGTTCGGTCCCTGCGCCGGCGAAGTCGCGGGGATCCCCGAAGTCGTGTAGTAATCGGAGCGAAGCAGATCATTGATGATGGTTACGTTGGTGGCAGCGTCGCCGCCCAGCATCCACATCTGCTTGGGGGGTTCCTGCGTCGGTCCCGGGAACGTGTTGTTGTAGTGGTAGCTGGTGGCGTGAAAGAAGCCCTGGTTATTCCAGGCCGTGAGGTTGTTCACGCTGTCGATATAGATCGCGGCCTGCGCGTTGGAGTCGAGCTCGTTCTTGATGATTGAATCGTTGTAGGGACCAGGCGCCGCGGAGCCGAAGTCGCGGCCGATATAGATCCCCGGTCCGATCGGGTTCGATGAGCAGCTAACAGGCGAACCGGCCGAGCCGCTGAGGTAGTACTGGGCGCAGCCGTTGGAATCGATCGAATTCCCTTCCACCCAGTTATCGAGCGAAGTTATATAAATGCCGCCGAGCGCATTGTTCTCGATCAGGTTGGCGTTGTCGATCTTCGTGTAAGAGACGTTCTGCCCGAGCTTCACGCCCCAGCCGGCGCCGTAGAGCATCCGGTTCGCCTCGATGTGCGTCCCGAAGGATTGGTCGTTGTCGCCGTCCGCGCTGATGTCGAGGCGGTTCGGAGCAATGACATTGCTCCCGCTCATCCACTCGAAAGTATCGTCGTGAATGATCAGGTTCCAGATGCCCTCGATGGAGATGGCGCTTACTCCGTCATAGCTCCCGGTGATCCAGTTCGGCGCCGTGACCGGGCTGCAGGCAGGTTCTCCCGTCGCGGGGAGGGACTCGCAGCCATAGGTCGAAAATTCGATGTTGCTGATGTCGCCGCCCTGCTTGAAGCCGGCGCCGGCGACTAACGGTGTAGGCGTCCCCTGGATATCCACCATCGCGGGCGCGGGATAAACCGTGTAGCCCTGGAAGGTGGCCGTGGGATTGAGCGTCCATCCGGACAGCATGAGCAGCTGTGTTCCGCCGTGGCCCGAGCCCTCGAGACGCAGGCCTGCGACATAGGCGCCTGTGGTCGAAATCGCATAGGAGGTCAGCGGCGCGGCGATACACCACTTCCCTGTGGAGATGGAGGGATAGAGCGGGTCGGGGCCGGGGAGAATGACGGGCGCGCCGGCCGCCGCGTTGATGGCGTTCTGAATCGCAGTGGTCGAATCAAACGGGCACGGCTTCGCGCCGTAGGCGATGATGTTGAACTCGCGCCCCTGGCGCGTCGCGTCGATCGGACCGCCGCAGGTTCCGGCCTGCGGATTGAAGACCGAAGACGCGAGGCTGCAGCTGTTGGGCCATTTCACATCGCGGTGCGGATTGATCTGCTGCGCGTGCGCCTCAGACGGCGTACTGGTAATCGCAGATGTGAGTGTCAGCAGGATAGTCAGAAGTAGCAGGCTGGGGGAGGAAGCCCGACGCATAAGTGATCGTGTCTCCGGTAATCGAGTAGGCCACGCCCTGGATCAGGCGTATGCCGTTCTTGTAAAGCCGATGGGACGCCGCAGGCGCCGGCGTCTTTGAAAGCGTGAAGGTGGCGTTTGTGCCGTCGATCGCGCCGCTCGGCACTTCGCCGTATTCGAAATAGTCGCCCGGGGGAACCGGGATCGGCGGGATCGGCGCGACCGGATCGAAAGGCGTCTGCAGGCTGAGGTCGAAGCTGCCCGAGCCGGTGAACTGGTAGTTGCCGGTCTGGATCACGTTGCCGTCGGGGTCGAAAATCGTGATGACGTAGAACGTGTTGGCCGGCGTGATGACATCGTTGCCCCACAGCGTCGTGGTGAAGACTCCGCTTTCGGTAGTTGCAGGAGGCGCGACGCGCGCGAGCATGGCAGTGCCGGCGACGCGGGGCAGCTGGGAGCCGAAGCCGGCGAGCAGGATCTCGACGGTGCAGTCTGCGACGGTCACCCCCGAGAGGTCATAGAGGTTTCCGTAAACGATGATGTTGGGGGTCTGCATGGTCGTTTCTTTCTCAGGCCGAAATCACCATCTGCCCCACGTTGGCAATGCGCGGGTGCTCTTCGCCCTTGCGCAGAATGTTGTCGCGAAACCATACGCGGTCGACTAAGTGGAGCTCGCAGTAATACAGCCCTTCGGCAGTCATCTCGTCAGGTTCCATCCCGGTATGAATGTCGTCGATACGGGAAAGAAGCTGCTGAAAGTCGGGAGAGCGCAGGCTCGGCCGCGGCCTCTCGTAAGGCTCGCGGCTCGATGCCTGCCAGTGGTTCTCGATCGTCTGCATCCAGTCGCCGCCGTACCATCCTGCGCGCACACGGTTGCGCACGATGAACGCGATCGCCAGCATCGGCTTCAGGCCGCCCATGTGACCGGCCTCCATGAAGCAGTGCTCGGCGAGCTGGGCGCGAATGTAGTTCGCGGGAGTCATCGCAGCCTGGTGCCCCTGCGCAGTCTGCTCTCGGCCGCGTCGAGCGCTTCGCCGATGTACTTGTCGAGCGAAGGCGTGTCGGTGAAATGAGTGAGGGATGCGGCGCTGGCGTTATACAGGTTCTGGCAGCGCTCGATCTGCTTCGCGCGCGGCTCGGTCGGCTTTTGTTCGGCTCTCAGCATCGCGAGCTCCTTCTGATTTCCTGCCCGAGCAGCTGCTCGGTAGTTGAGAGAATGCCCACCTGTGCGAGAGGGTCGGTCCCGGAGGTGCGCGCCGTGCATACCTGCTCGTCTTCGTCGGCCCACATTACGACGAGATAGCGAGGCGGTTTACTTTGGCCGGTGAGGAAGGAATCGAGCGTTGCGGCCAAAGTCTCTACCGCGGTTCCTTTCACGATTTGGTCGATCATCAGAAGCGGTCCAGTCCCAGCGTGAATCGCCGATGGTTGAAAAGCTGTTGTCGGTAGAATTCGCCGGCGATCCCGAGACAGGGACCGAAAGCCCTGTCGGCTTCGCCCTCGGTGAGAACGTCGGCAGTGATGAGCGCCAGCAGCGTGGTCCGCCAACCGCGATATCTCTCGTTGGTGGGCACGTTGTACTGGTTAAAGCGCATGATCGAAAACTCGGGCGAATAGGGGTACTGCAGGCTGGTCACCGTCTCGGCAACCATTCGACCGTGCTTATAGATCCACGCGTTAACTCCAATGCGGCCGAGCTTCGACCAGCTGTTGAGCCAGAGCCGCGCATACTTGCTTTCTTCCGGACGCGCGTCGATGCCCGCGCGCTGCAGCTTCCGCAAAAACGAGTAGGGATGCAGGATGTTGACCAGCCGCATCTCTTCGTTCTCTCGGCCCTGCCAGCGCTGTTGTCCTTCCCAGCGCTGGCCCTTCGAAACCATCTCGCTCTCTTCGTGCTGGCGGAGGAGCTCCTCGATCATGGCGTCGCCCGACCTGCGCTCGACGCGATCGCGCTGCTCGAGCTGCCGGAGCTCGGCCTGCAGCAGCGGATTGTCTGCAGGCAGATCCATTTCGGTGTCGTACTTCTCCCAGCTGGCAAGGTCGGAGGGTGCGCGGCGATGCTGCCGGCGCCACTCTTCGGCCGCGTGAATGTCGGCCGATGTGACCTTGACATCTTTCGGCGCCGACTGGTGCTCGATCGGGATGATGACGTTCGCCATTACTCGCTCCCTCCAGAGAGCTTGCTGGTTACTTTGTTTTTGCCGGTGTCGATCGCCTGCATGGTGGCGTCGGAGTTCTTTCGAATTTCCGCCGCGATCAGGGGCGCGTAGACCTTCGGGCTCGCCCCCACGTTGACCGCGTCAACGATCATCTTGCCCACGCGCGGATTCGTCGCCGCCATGTTCAGCACTTTGTTCACGACGCCCTCGGCGCCGGCGCCGATGATGCCGCCCTCGATCGGATGGCCGCCGAGCGCTCCCACAGCTGCGCCGGCGAAAGCGCCGCGCCCGCCCACGTGGTGCATATAGCGGCCGACTTCATAGAGCACGCTGCGGGTCTGCGCAGCCGTCTCGGGCTTTTTGGTCAGATCTGCCAATTTGTACAAATTGTCGATTCCCTGCGTGCCGATCACGCGGCGCACATCGGCGTCGTTCTGCGCGAGCAGCTTGCCGAGTTTGTTGCGCAGCGCATCCCCGCGCAGATTGCGATTAATCCCGGTACGCTGGGCTACATCCTGGGGGACGTTGTTAAAGCTGCCCTCGACGGCCGCGTGCACCTTGTCGAGAACCTTCGCATCTTTCCAGGCCGAGTTAGCACTTAGCCAGTCCGCGCGGTTGACCGCGTCTTTGTGCTCATCGAAGAGGTTGTCGATTCCCGCCTCGGCTTCATTCAGTTTCGCATTCGCCTGATCCCAGGCGTCGAGCGAAGCGGGTTGTTTCATAACTTCGAGCGCGCGCGAACGCTGCTCGCGGAGCGCGGTAAATTCGCCCTTCGATAACTGGTCGAGCTTCTGATAGACCTGCTGCGCCGGCTTTTCGATCGCGTCGGCCGCGTCGCCAAAGCTGCGCACATTCGCGGCCGAGGCCTTCGCGTCGACCGGCTCAAAGTTCGGGGCCTTTTCGTTCTCCACCTGGACGGTGCGCGGAGTCTGCGGTTTCTCCTCGAGCACGCTCGGAGGGATATTACCCGCTTCCGAGCCGACTTTACTGACAATCGGGTTGCGCGGCATCATGCGCTCGGGGACGGTCGCCGCGGTCGATCCCGCATCGCGACGCGCTGCCTCCTGGCGCAGGCCTTCGGGAATCGAGTCCGAGCCCTCGACTGCCGGAGCGCCGGCGCCGCGGCGCGCGATCACGGTCTGCTCGGTGACGGGTTGCCGCGCCTGGTTAACGCGGTTCAGCGCATCCTCGGCGGCCTGCTGCGCGGTGTTGGTGACGACGCGCTGCGCGCCCTCCTGCTGGGTGCGGGCGAGCTCCGGCTCGTCGCCGATCTTTGCCGCCTCGGTCGCTGCGCGCGGGGGATTCGGCCGCTGACTGGCCAGACGCGGGATCTCTTCGCCGGCGATCTGTACCGTGTCCGGTGCGACCCTGCGCACGGCGTTAACGACTTTGGTTCCGGCCGCGTCCATTGCGCCGCCCGTCGCGCCGATGGCTGCGCCTTCGGCGAGTGCGGTCCCGGGGTCGGCGCCATGCGCGAAAGCCTGGGCCGCGCCCACGGTGCCCTGGCGCAGTCCGGTCATGATCGCGGCCTGCAGCGCGGGAAATTTCTCAAGCGCCTTGAGCGCCGGCGCGATCGCCTTCATCTTGTCGGCGAGGCCGAGGCCTTTCAGCGCTTCGTCGCCCATCATGAACTCGGCGATGTTCTCAATCATCGCGCCCGTCTGCTGGCTCGCATTGCCAGGCGCGAAGGTCGCATGCTCCTGATCGGCGGTCGGCGTCTTCAGCCCCATCGCGTGCGCTGCGGAGTCGGGCACGATCAGCTTGCCGATGTGATAGGCCGTGTCGCCGGCTGCTTTCAAAAATCCTGTGTCCTGATCCTGCCCGCGCTGCAGCAGATCCTCGCCGGCTTTGACCGAAGTCTGCCAGTTGCTGGGCGCGTTCGGCGGCGGGGTGCTGGCCGGATTGCTCGCCGGCACCAGGCCACTCGAAAGGTCGATCGGCTGCGCGGGGCTCGAGCCCGGGGCAGCTGGCGGGGGCGGGGCCGGCACCAGGCCACTCGAAAGGTCGATCGTCTGAGCCGCGCCGCCCATCAGTTCACCACCTGGTAGTTCTGGGCCTGCGCCTGCTGGACGGCCGCGTTAATGTCGCCGTTTGGATTCGAGCGCAGCCACGCCGATTTCGAGAACACATGGGTTTGCGGTTGCGGCTGCGCGTTCCCATTCGCACCCGATCCGCCTGGGTTTTGCGCGGGATTCGCGGCAGCTGGCGCGAACTGCCGGAGCAGGTAACGGTTGCGTCCGATCAGCTGGGTTTTGCGGTTGGAGAGCAGGGGCTGCAGCTCGCCGGCGACGGCGCCGATCTGCTGCGCGTTGAAGCCTTTGTTAAACAGGTCATTGGCCTGTTTCATCTTGGCGTCTGAAGTCCCGCCCGCGCCGCCGCCCTGCATGATCTTCGCCACCTGGTCGGAGACTTCAGTGATCGCCCCGTAATAGGCGGCAATCTGCGGGTTGCCGGTCATCAGCTTGGCCCACTGCGTTACATCGTTGACGGGAGGAAACTGCCCGCGCGGAATCGAGTTCGACAGCCGCACCAGTTCGCCGAGGTTGCCGCTTTTGCCGTCCGGTCCGGTCAGCGAGTTCAGGTAGTTCAGCGTGTCCTGGGTGCCCTTCTGATGCGCATAGGTGTAATCGATCTGCGCCTGCGCCGCGTTGAAGTGCTGCCCGTAAACCCGCATCGAGTAGTCGTCGGCCGCGCGCAGCTGGGCGTTGTAGGTCCCGGTGCGCTTCGACAGCTGCGAGGGGTCGAGATAGCCCTCGGTCAGCATCATGCCGTCATGTTCCATCGGAGTCATCTGCCCGCTGGGGCCGCTGCCTCCGCTGGTACCCGGGATCGGAGCGCCGGCCTGCGCGTCGTAGTAGTGGCCTTCGGAGGTCGCCTCTCCGGCGCGTGCGTTGGCTTCAGTTGCCTCCGCGTCGTTTTTGCGGATTTCGCTCGGCTTGGTCGATGCCTCCAGATCCGTTTTGTACAGCTCGAGCATCTTCGCTTCCTGCGCCTGCATGGCGAGGGACCACTCCCCGTTGGTCATCGTCCCTTTCGGCACCTGACGGACGGCGATGGTCGGCTGCTGGCCTGGCTTTGTCGGCGCCTGGATGGTGTACAGCGGCATATCCTGGGCGATCTTCGCGTCTTTCCACTGCGGCGTTACCAGCGCGTAGTGCATCCCGTCGATCTGCCCCTGATCGTTCACGTGGGGGATGCCGATCACATTTCCCTGCGCCTGCTGCTTGAGCAGGCCCGGGTTGCTGGCCGCCAGCTGCTTCAGCCCCTGAAAGTAATCGCCGCCCTCGGGCATCTCGACGGTCCCGAGGTCCTGCGATCCCTGCCCTCCGGTCTTGATTGCCTCGACCAGCGCGTTCTCGCGCGTGGCGTCGTCAAACTTCGCGTTGATCTTCGCGCGGCCGAGCGTGAAGGCACTCTCGGAAAGCTGCTGCGTCATCAGCGCGGTCTGTGCCATCCGGACCTTCTGCTTCTGCTGCGTCTCGAAGTCGGTATTCGCGCGGTCGTACATCTGCTGTTCGTGCTGTTTGGTCTGGGCCATGCCGGCCGTTACGCTCGCGCCCATCGCGCGCTGCAGCTGCCCGGGGCCGGTGCCTGCCTGCGACATACCGCCCGCGAGGCCTGCGAGCCCTCCGGCGATGATCGAGCGCCATTTGTCCTCGCTCGAGGCCGGGGTTTTGGTGACGTCCATCGAGCCATCCGGGTTGCGCTTGTAGTGCGTAACCGTCGATCCGCCGAGCGCCGTCAGGATGCCGTCCAGCATCCGATCGCCGATATCCCTGTGTGCCGGGGCGGCCGGGGAACTGGAGGTTCCCCCGGCCTGCGGCGCGGGCTGCGCAGCGCGAGGATCAGCGGGCGCGGGTGATCCCGTCCCGGCCGCTGCAGGAGACGCTGTCGAGCCCGCATCCTGGGCGCCGACTGCGGGTGCGTTGTACGCTTCCGTCGCGCCTGTGTCTCCGGCATCCGGAGGCGTCGTGTTCTGCTGTGAGGGGTCCACTTTAGTTGTTGCTCCCGTAGCTCCATCCCCCGGAGCCGAAGTTGAGGTTGCCGGCCGCCGCGCCGGCGACGCCGCCGAGTGCGGAGAGAACCGGGGTCCACTCGGAATCCTGCTCCTGGGCGATCTGGTCGGCCGTGGTGCCCGCCGCCGATCCCGCGCCGGTGGTCGCGCCGGCGAAGCCTGCCGGGTTGAGCTCGGAAGCAACGCCGGTCAGAGCCGAGGCCGCGGTGTCGAAGTTCTGCTGGCCCTGGGCATAGTCGGCCTGGGTGATCTGCTCCTCTTCGCTCGACTCCTGATTGGCGGCCTGCGATGCGAGCTCGCCGCGCTGCTCGGTATCCTGGCCGGCGACGCTGAAGGTATTGCCGCCGCCCTCGGCGGCCTGATCTTCGCGCAGTGCTTTCTCGGCCGCCGCGTAGTTGGTGGCGGTTCCCTGGATGGCTTCTGAATCGAGGTTGTTTTTCTCGGCCGCCGAAAAGCCTTCCTGGCTGGGGCCTGCCGCAAGGATGGGCTCGAACGTCTTGGTGAGCTCACTGAGAACACCCTGGTCCTCGCCGAAGACGGTCGAGTACTCCTGGGTCATTTCCTGATAGAAATCGGCCTGCTCGGACTGGAGATTGGTTTGTGCTGCGGTCGGCCCACACATAGGCGATCAGGATCCCTTTCCACGTAAATCAATGCGCACTGCGCGCTTTTTTCTGACGGGGCTCATTGCCTCCCGCTGGCAGGATTGTCCTCACGAGCTCATCAGGGGACCTGCGGAAGCCGAGCCGGCGCAGGCTGAAGGCCACGAGGCGGGCCACGCGGCTCTCGAAGACGAGCTCGCGGATACCGACCGCGGCGAGCGAATGGGCGAGCCATTCGCAACCCTCGGTGAGCGCGTCGCGCAGCCGCTCCCGATCCGCTTCGGTGGTGGCCGGAGCGAACTGGATATGCAGGCGGGCGAGCCGCTCGATGCGCAGCGCGAAGATGTGGCCCTGGCCGTCCTCGAGCATCATCGTGTCGAGGCCCTTGTGCTTCTCGGTCCAGAAAGAAGGCGTCAGCCGGTCGCGGTGATCGTCGTCGGCTGCGATCCAGCCAGCGAGCAGCTGCTCATCTTCGGCGGTCGCGGGGCGCAGCGTGTACGGTCCAAACCTGAAGGTGCTCATCCCGTCACCACCGGCATAACGCGCTGCTTGGGCAGCGTCGAACGGGAGTAGAACTGCGCGAGCGCAGACTCGGGGCTCGCCATCGGGCTCGGGGTGGGGCAGAGCAGCAGCGGCGACGGGCTCACCGGGGCAGGCGGGTGCGGGGTTGCGAGCACCGGGCCGGAGCGCGGCTGCGGATCCCCGTACAGCTTCGCGCGATCGCGAGTGAGACCGGACTGTGCGATGCGGGGCATCAGGCCGCTACCCTTTCGCTGCGCACAGCGCCGTTGATCGCGTAGGTGAGTACCTCGTTCCCGTAGCCTTCGGCGGGGAAGCCGATCGACAGCTGCATGTGGCGGCAGAGTACGGGCTGCTGATTGCCGCGCAGATAGAAACGGTCGTTGTACAGCGTGTCCGCTTTAGGCATTGGGGGAGGCGGGTCCTGGGTGCGTTTGGTAAGTACTTCAAATTCACCACTGATTTCCCCGAGCAACACTCCCACGGTCGGGTGAGAGCCCAGCAAAGAGGAGTCAACGGCGACGAAGACCACCTCGGCGATCTGCCCCTGCTCGGCCAGCATGATCGAGCCGATTTCAGCCGTGCATGTGTAGGGCGATCCCGCGTCTTCCCAGACCGTGGGGTCGCGGAAAAGGATGGGGCCGGAGATGGTTGGGCCGACCAGCAGCTGCCGCACGCCGGGGGTGGTTTCGAGCGAAGCCACGGCGCCGGCGCCGCCCACCACTTCGCCGCGCGTGCACCACGTATACCCCGACTCCGGAGCCGGGGTGATGAGCATCTTGAACCAGCCGACAGCGCCATCGGCGACAAACAGGCCCATATCCGAGGTCGATCCCTGATGCCAGGTCATGTAACCGGAGGCGACGTTGTTCTGCATGTACAGGCTTGTGAACTGGTCGCCGATCGGGAAGCCCACTTCCTCGATTCCTGTCGTGGTACCAAATGACACCACCTGGCCGTTCGGCATCATGGCGTACGCGGTCGAGCCCTGCACGCAGAACAGGTCCCAGCTGGCCAGGCCGATGCCGGCAAGGAAGTCCTGCGGGGACTGGAAAGGCGAAGCCTCATCGCCCAGCCCGGGGATGAGCTCGGAGCCCGAAGTCGTCATGACCACGAGGCCGACCGTGGTCGGCCAGTAGCGCACGATGTTGTCGGAGAGCGTGAAGTTATTCGCGGGGGCCCAGGACTCGAAGCCGTTGCCGGTGGTCACATCCGGGCCGGTGCAGTAATACGCGGTCGAGTTGACCGAGCCCCACAGGCGGCCGGCGTGATAGGCGAGGTTGGTCAGGCCCAGCGGCGGGGGATTGTTGGTGTTGGCGATCGGCGCGGTAATCAGCGCATCGAGCCCGCTGTCCGGAGTGGTGTCGGTGTAGATCCATGCCTTGTTGCCGGGGTTCGGAATCTGATCGAGCAGCAGCAGCACCGATCCGCCCTGGTCGGTGCGCCAGATCCAGATGGTGGTGCATTGCGTATCGGGAGAGCCGGTCCCCTGCAGCACCACCTGGTTGCCGAGCGCCGGAGTGATGGGAACGCTCTGCGCGCTGGCCGTCGAGACGCCCGCGCTGATGTCGTTGCCGAAGCTGTAGGCGTAGATCCACGGCTCGGTGTTGGCCGAGGAGAAGCTGCCGGTGTTGGACCAGGTTGCGCTGCCGTCCGTGGTGAGCGAGCCCTGCGCGGTCGCCCAGGTGGGCGCCGTCGCTCCGCTTTTGCCGGGGTTCTGGATGGCCTGGGTGTTGCCGTTCGAATCGAGAATGGTGGTCGCGTCGGACAGAACCGCGCCGGCGCCGTAGCTGGCCCAGGTGGCCTGGCCGCCGATGTTCTGCCATACCACCGAGCCGTCAGAGACCTGGGTGCCGAGGCCGTTGGTCCACTGGATGACGGCGGTCGCCTGCGCGGAAGATTCGCCGGCCGTGACGCATTTGAAAAATGCGCTCTGGTTAACCGGAACCTGCTCCTGCCGCGTCTGCCCTCCGGTGCCGACCGGCACGGTGATGGTGATGTAGTACGTCCAGCTGACCGCGATAATCGCGCCGGCCGCGTAATTCGTGCTGACCGCGCGCGTGGCCGAACCCATGTTGGTCCAGACGGCGGTGTTGTCGGTAGTCGTGCCCCCGATGGTCGCGTTCCATGCGGGCGCGGCGCCGCCGAGCGTTCCCGGGGTGGTCAGCTGCTGGATGTTGCCGTTCGAATCGATGATGACCAGCAGAGGCGCATACCAGGTGTTGGGCGCCCAGGTCGGGTAGAGGCTGGGAGCGGCAACCTGGGTGACGCCGGGAGCGGAGAGCGGCGCCGCGATTCCCATTTTCTGTACGCTGGAACCGCGGCAAACCCACTGCAGCGTTCCGTCGTAGGTGATCCCTCCCAGCGTGGAACTCCACGCGGGCGCTGCATTGCCGCTGATCCCGGTTCCGGTGGTGACCGAGCCGCTGCAGGCCTGATAAGCCACGTCACCGAGGCCGGTCCCGAATGTGGCCTGCAGACTGTTAGGAGTGCTGACGATCGGCGCCGTGATGCCATTGAAGACGGCAAAGGGGCCGGTGAGTCCGGAGAACGTGACGCCAGCCCCGATCGGGATGTCGGTCATCGGCGTGCTCGGATCGAAGAAAAGATAGAGCAGCCCGTTGCTGATCTGGGCGTAATCGACGGTCATGGTCTGCGCGCCGATGGCCAGCTGCAGATTGTTGTTCGGATCCAGAACAAACTGCCCCTGCGTGAAGGAGGTCGCCGCGCTCCATACCTGTGCGGGGATGGTCCATTTCCAGGCGTCCACTCCGTTCACCATGTAGAGCGTGTTGCCGAGCCCGCGAAAGCTGGTACGGCCGGCGCCGGCGCTTTTGGTGTAGATCAGGGTTTTGGTGTTGGGACCGGTGGCGTCGTAAACGTAGTTGTCACAGTCGGCCATGACGCGGATGCGCGGCACGCCGCCCTCGACGGTTTTGAAATCGTAGTAACGGCGGATCGCGGGGAAGGTCTGCGAGTTATAGACCGAGTGCCCGGGCCGGCGCATCAGGGTCAGCTTCGAGGAACACTCGAAATTCGAGCCGCCGATCAGCGAATCAAAGCGCGTGGCCGAATAGAACTTCTCATACAGGTAGGGCGTCGCCGCGTCGCGCAGCCGGTTGCGCTGCGTCCAGAGCCCGGTAGGAAACCGGTTCGTTAACAGCGGCGCGTATTCGCTCGGCTGCTTCTGTGCGCCTGCGGCTTCAAAGGGAGAGCTCGGCATCTACTGAGCCCTCGCCTGGATGCCCTGCTGCGCCTGCTGCTGTGCGCGCTCGGCGGCCTGCATGGCGCCGGTCCAGTTGCCGAGAAACAACTGCTTCTGCATCTCATCGAGGCCGGCCTGCGCGCCGAGAACGTGGGCGATGAACTTGGTGTTGAAAATCTGCCAGCGCGCGTCTTTGGTGAGCATCGACGCGATCGCCAGAAAGCCCCAATTGAACATATAGCCGAGCTCGTCGGGGACCGACCACGCCGAGCCGACCGACTGCAGCAGCGGCGCCTTGGCCTGCCAGTCGAGGGTGAGCGTATAGGCCAGATCGGGCAGCGTCGAGGTGCGGAAAGTGATCGTGCCCTGCTGATCGTCATACTGCGCGGCGACGTGCAGGGGCCGGCTGGTCTCGCCGCTTTTGGTGAGAAATCTTCGAATCTCGACCGGATAGGTGTTTGCGTCCGGATCGGTGAGCGAAGCGCCTTCGAGAAAACCGAAGGTCTCGACCACTTCGGCATAGTCCTGCGTGGCCGGCGTCTCGCCCGCTGCAGGAACCAGGGTGATCGACGTGGTGTTGCGATTCCACGGCCACACGAAAGGGGCGCCGAGGATGGTTTCGAGGACGATATTGGCCGTAGTCAGTGCGGGATCCTGGCCGCCGCTGAGCAGCGGCATGAAGTTCACGAAGGAGCCACACCAGCCGATGGTGCTGCGAATGTTGAGAGTCGAGGCCATTGGGTTTTAAGCGAGTACAGGAGGAAAGGGCCACGCGGGGCCGAAGTCCCAGACCTGGGCGCCGTAGCCGTGCATAACGGTGTCGGTGGGGACGAAGCCGGCAGCATCGCGCTCGCGGTCGGCCGAGCGCGCGGCCTGCATCAGTGAAGCCATCCAGGCGTCGTGCCTGCCCTGAAACTGCGCGCGGATCTTCGCGTCTTCCGAGCGCTGATAGGAATAGGCGATAAACCCGTCCTCGAAGTAGTTCGAAAAGTCGTCGGGGATCGGGTTAATCAGCTGGGTAACTTTGGTGAATTTGACCAGCTTCGCCTGGGCGATGACATACATCATCCAGACGACATCGTTGGTCGCCGGCAGAGGCGAGACGCGCAGGCCCTGCCCGTTCGGATCGCAGACGATCCACGTCACCGAGCCATCGGCCAGGGTCGCCCCTGCGGCCGAGTTGAGGGGCGCGGCGACTGCCTCGCTTCCGGTCGTTCCATAGTTGGCCTGGGGGGCGCCGGCGAGCGTCAGCACATTGCCGTTCGTGTCGATCCAGCTGGTTGGCGGGTTCGCCGGCGTCGAGACAACGCCGGTTCCGATCGGCCATGTGTAGGTCTGCTGGGCGCCGGGCCATCCTCCCAGCTGCAGCTGGTTGTTTGGCAGCCAGGAGATTTGCCGGGGTCTTCCAAACTGGTACGAGGTGAGCTCAAGATCGCGCACCACTTCGAGCCAGATGATGGGCTTCGGTGTCGCCGTCGAATTGATCTGCTGCGCGACGCCGTGCTCGAGCCAGCCGATATTGCTCACACCCACAAGCGCATAGTCCTGCTGCAGCTGGGTCACGCAAAACGGCTGGACCTTCGCGCGATTCCACTTCCAGTTGAAGGCCTGCGAGAGCAGGTCGCGCAAAACGGAGTTCGCGATCGCGAGAGCAGTCGTGTTGACCTGCCCTCCGATCGGAAAGACGGGAGCGATATCGCCGAGTGAGCGGCAGTTGTCGATGATGTTCTGAATTGTGACCGTGCTGCCGCCCATCTCGGTTTAGAACTCCTCGGTGTGAATGCCGTGGGCGGCGAGCCGCTTCACGATGTTGTCGAGCCGCTTGTTGACGGGCTCGAGGATTTCGTCCTTCACCCACTGCGGGATCGGCTCGCGCGGCTTCCGGTCTTCCGCGTTGACGGTTTCGGGCGCGGGCGCTGCTGCGGGGATTGCCTTCTGCTCGGCCGAAGGCTCCGGACTGGCAGCTACATTCGCGGCCGATTCGCCGGCGATCTGCGCTGGATCCGCTTTTGTAACTTCGGCTGTTTCATTTACCACCTGGTCCTGCATTGTGTGTGTTTCCTCCAGTTCTGGGATTGGACTGCAAACACTTAGAGCGCGAGCTCGGCCGCGGTGGCGGGATCCATCTTCCCGAAGGTGAACAGTGCCGTGCCGCTGGGCTCGTTGTCGGTCGGCCAGTTGAGAGCCTCGCGATACTCGGCCAGCTGCTTTTTGAATTCGGCGACGGCCAGCTTCCACGCGGCGGGGTCCTGCTTTTTGAGCTCGGGGTTAGGCTGCTTCGGCATCCTCCACTCCTGCGTGCAGCGCGTGCAGAACACGACTGTCTCGCCGTGGGAGTAGGTGTGTTTGTTCACCGAGTAGTAGTTATCGGAGCCGTTGACGAGGCCGGCCTTGTTACGGCCGCCCTTCTTGTGCCGACACACTTTCTGGCTCGCGATGATGTCGGCGTTGGCCTGCTCGAGGGAGCGCTGCGCAGCAGCTGCGCGGGCTTCGAGTGCGGCTTTCTTCTCGCGTCTCTCTTCGACGCGCGCGGTGAGGTCCTCGAGCTCGAGCTCGGCCATCTGCAGCTTCAGCTGTGCGAGGCGCGACTCGGCTTCAATGCGGCGCGCTTCGAGCGCGATCACTTCCTGCTCTTCCCTGCTGATTTTCTTTTCGTCGTGTGCCATTGGGGATCGACTCGTTTCCTCGGGGATTACTTCAGAAGCAAGGCGAGGGACCGACGCCGCCCGATGTGGGCGAGGCCGGTCCCGCGCGGGTTAAGCGACGTTGGAGACGCTGTCAACGTAGCGGAGGCGCATGGTGGTATCGGGCACCAGCGTGACGGTGTACTTCGTGTTGTACGAAGTGAATCCGCCAATCATGCGGCTCGGATCGAACCCGCTGGGCTCGTCGAGCTTGCGCATCCACAGCTGCAGGTTCCTCCAGTCGCCGTCGCCGATCTGCGTTCCTTCCTTTTTGCCGAGCGAGATGGCGATTACGCCGTCTTCGCCGACCAGGTAGGTGCGCAGAGCGGTTTTCCCGGAGCTCAGGAAGTTCGGGGTCTGGGTGACCAGGGTGGTCTGGTAGAAGGTCGCCCCGCCCCAGTCCATGACCTGCACTTCGTCGCCGTCAGGTGCCGGCAGTTCCTCGAGGCGCATCTGGCCCTCGATGGTGTGCTTCAGCACGTCCACCAGCGAATTGTTGGTCGAATCGTTCACCGTGTCTCCCACGATGAACGGGTGGATCGCACCCGCGTACTTGCCGCGGTCGAAGGTCTGGATGTTGCGGCCGGCCATCGACTGGATGTTGGTCGTCACATCGCTGCGGGTGAACGGGGAGTTCGCGCTGGTCTTGGTGTTGGCGTAGACCGAGCTGTCGATGGTGCCCGCGCCGTCGATGGTGTTGCGGGTGATGATGGACATCGAGAGGCCCAGGCGATACGCCAGTTCCTTCTGGATGTTTTCGAGGGTGGGGTCGATGGCGGTTGCGCGCGCCATATCGGACAGGTTCACGTAGTCGGCATACTGCCCGATCTGCGAGGAGTTCTGCGACACCGAGACGGTGATGCCCGCGCCGACCGTGCCCTCGGGAGCCTGGACGGTGTTCGCGCCCAGCGTCTGGTACATGAACAGCTCGAGAGTGTTACCGGAGTTGAGAGGGAGCTCGCGGCGCTCGCACAGGCGGGGGAAAATCGTATTCGCCTTGAGGTTCTTGATGAAGTTTTTGTCGTAGTGGATCACCTGCGACTGCGGCAGGTTCGACGTGCGCATGGATGCCGGCGAGACGCCGTCATTCAGCTGCGCGGCCAGGACCTGGGCATGCGCCTGCAGTTTCAGGTAGAACGCGAAGGCGCTTCCGATCGTCAGCAGAAACCAGACGATGGGCGCGATCACACGGGTTGCGATGAACGCGACTAGAGGGGATTCCTCGGCCGCGCGAAATTGGCGGTTCATGGGGGAGGGCTCGCTTTGTTGAATTTTTGGTCCCGATGCTCAGGCCGTCATTTTGTCGACCAGTTCACGAAAGCCAGGTTCGTTCTCTAACTTGTCCTGGTAGTCTCTGGTTGACATCGCTTCGATCTGGGCTCGGGTGTACTTAGGCGTCGATCGCCGTTGTCCGGGTGCCGCGCTGGAATCCCCCTCGCGGAAGCCGGTTGACCGGGTTTCGCCGCGCTCGCGGTAGCTCACTCGGGAATCCCCCGGGGGCGCTGCCGGCGTGGTTGAAGGTGGAGGAGCGGGCCGTTCTGCTAACAATCCGTCAGCGCGCAGCTGCTCGAAGGCATACGCGAGGTTATTGCGGGTAATCGGCAGGTCCTCGCGCTTCAGAAAGTTGAGCAACTTCCGATTGTTGGCATCGGAGTTGTAGTACTCGGGAGTCGATTCGCGGAAGATCCGCGCCTCATTCACGGCTGCTTCGGCATCCTCGTCAACAGCCTCCCGGTTGAGCTTTTCGGCCAGCTTTCCCGGCGCAATGCCGATCTGGGCCTCGACCACTTTTGCGATCGCATCGGGCGCCTTCGCCGGATCGGTGATGTCCTGGGCGATCTGAAAACGCTCATCGGCACTCAGCACGCGCGGCTTGGCGACGGGTGCGGTCGCGGCCGCCTTGTCGGGCTTGCGCAGGCCGGAAATGATTTTCTTCTGCTGGTTGAGAGTCGCCGAGAGATGGACCTGAGCATCGGCCAGCTTCTCGAAAATCTCGTCTTTGCTGGCGCCCCGGAAGTGCTGCGGCTGCGAGCCATCCTCCGGATCAACGACCAGCACCAGTTCGCCGGCGGCGGGGTCTTCATTCTGCCAAAAGCGTTTCATGCGTCCTCCAGTTCATCGGGTCCGGGAACCAGCGGATTGAGGATCGACTCGATTTCCTGTGCCTCGCGGTCGATCGGCACCTCCGGCCCGGTCAGCTGCTCCACCTCGCGGTTAATGAGCTGCTGCAGGTTGATAAAAAACGTCCAGTGCGCTTTCGCGACTTTGTGCAGGGCGAGCACCTTGCGGGAGTGGTCCTCGTCGGCATTGACCAGCCGGCTCTCGGCGATCCCGCAGGCCGACTCCATCAGGTCGAGCAGGACCGCGTAGCCCGGGCCGCGCACCAGCTGCAGAAGATCAACGCGCTGCGCCTGCGTGAGCTTGCGGCCGATGGCTCCCGTTCTCTCGTTGCGGATCTGCATCTAGGTCATCTGCTCCGGTTCGGCGCTGGGCAGTATGCCGACGCCGTGCAAGTACTGCGCGAAAAGTAAAAGCGTGTCTAGTTCTTTTTGGCACGCCGCACGGCGGTGCGTCACTTGCTCTTTCGTGTGAGCAATAGCTCCGCAGATGACGCAGGTCCAGCCCGCGTGCGAGCTCCAGGAGGGCTCGATGCGGTCGTACCAGAGCACGCAATCGACGCCGGCGAAGCTGGGGCCATAGAGCAGCCACTTGAGCCGCTTCGCGCGCGTGAAGATATTCGAGACCGGCGCGCGCTTCACTGCGTCATCCCCGCGCTGATGGCTTTCTCGGCCATGTTGCGGTCAGCCATCCCGCCCGCGCGATCGAGCACGGTTTCGAAGATTCGAGACGCCAGGTTCTGCGTCGCGCCCTGGTCCTGCAGCTTCGAATCGACTTCGCCCTTGGCCTGGACCGCGGCGACCTTCGCCTGCGCCTGGGCGGCAGGGCCGCTCGACTGCTGCTGGTAGAACTGGCGCTCCTCGTCGGTCATCGGGCGCACCAGCTGGCGCGCGTTCTTCCACTCCGAAACCTCGAGCAGCATCTCGTAAAACTCTTTGACATCGACCACCCAGCCGGTTTGCGCCAGCTGCTGGACCAGGTGCGGGTTGTCGAGCAGCTGAATCATCATTGGCAGCTGCTGCGCCATCGCCTTCTTCGCCTGCAGCCGCGCGCCGGCCAGTACTTCGTACTTCAGCCTGGCGTTGAGGAAGTTATCCATGTCGAGCTCGAAGTCATGGCCGAGCTCGTCGGCGAGGATCTCGCGGATCTCGCTGGGCGGCATAAACTCGTTGACCATTTCATCCAGCGCATAGATGAATGGCTTCAGGACGTACTTCACGAACTTACCCAGCGGGCCCTGGATGCGCGTGGCCGAGGCCGCCGCGATGTTGCCGGCGCCGGTGGCGGTGCGCGCCGCGCTCGATCCGCGTCCGCCCAGCTGCCCCTGCACGAAAGCCTGATCGGCTCCGGAGACGCTCTCGCCGGCGTCGCGCGCGTTCTGGAGAACCGCCCAGGTCTCGGCCGGGACCTGGGGCGTCTCGAGGATGCGAAAGGCCTTGTCAACATCGCCGTCTACGTCGATGATTCCGCCCAGGCGCTGGCGTATCTGCTGCGTCGGCACGTTGGCGCCGCGGTTGCGCAGGTAAGTCTGATTGACGGCCATCGAAAGGACGTTGACGGCCGCGTTCACGGTGCCGGTTTCGAGGCGCTGCTCGGTGCCAACCAGACATCCGATCCCGAGGCCCCAGCCGGCGTTCTGGATGTTCCACCAGTTGCAGGACAGATAGGGCGGATGGCCAAACAGGTGCTCGGAGTTCCGGATGAGCAGCTTCCGGCCTTTGACTTCGAGCATCGCCATGACGTTCCACTTGTCCCAGCGCTCGATGAAGGCGATCGGCGCACCGAGAGGATCCTCGGTGTCGGTCTGGTCTTCGCGCTCGGCGTGATGCACTACCGAGTTCGCGACCTGAGTCTGGGCGATGTCGCTTTCGGTGGTGGTCGTCGGCGTAACCGGGAAGAAAAAGCCCTTGAGCTCCTCCTCGCTCGGGATGTGATAGTCGTCCTGCTTGCGCAGCTTGTTGATGTCTTCGAACGTCAGATACTGCTTTTCAACGATGTACTTGGCTTTATGGATCTGGTTGGCGTTGCGCCAGCCAGGGGCCGGGAAGACGGTACCGAGCCGCTTGAACTCGAAGAATGGCCGGTTCTTTTTCACCCGTTCGCGTTTGACGACAAAGTCGTCGCTCTCGCGGGTGGGGACGTGCAGCGGAGTGCTCTGGAGGGGGAGCTCGATGTGCTGCGCAGCTTCGCGGCGCACGCGCGTCTTGCGTATTTCGGTTGTGGTCGCCCAGCCGTATTTGAAGACTGCGGTGCCGTTCAGGGTCTGACACTCGACGCCTTCCTCGCAGGTTCCCTCGAAGTCGATTTCGTTGAGCAGCGCGCCATAGAGGGCCATGCGCGCGCGCTGGGTGGCTTCGGTGGTTCCGGGGTAGGGTCGGGCCTGAAACGGCGGCGAGTCGTAGAAGACTCCCGACATCATGGTCGGCACCAGAGTGTTGACGTGCTTGGCGACGGTGAAGCGCCGCACGTTGGCCTTGGTCGCGCCCGAGCCCCAGCTCTCGATGGTGCGCGGCGACTGGTAGAGGATGTCATTCTCGCGCCAGTTCAGCGCCCAGCTTTTATCCTCGATCCACTGCTCGGCCTTGCGATAGTCGTTCCAGACCAGACGCAGCGCGGCCTTGTCCTGAAAGACGGGCGCCTGCTCGGGGCCGCGCGTCTCGATCTCATGCTCGCGTATCTGCCCGTAAGGTGCGCTGTCATCGACCAGTGCGCCGTCGCGTTTCATCCGTCAAGCCCGCCTAACATTTCGTGGAGTCCGTAGCTGTTCGTGGGCGGCGGAGGAACCTTGTCGGCTTCGTCGATTTCGAGGACGGAGATTCCCTGCTCGCCATACAGAACATCGTGCATTTGCTTCTGGCGCAGGCTTTCCCACTCATGCGCGAACTGCTCGTTGTCTTCGGAGGCCAGGATGGTTTTGGGCAGAGCCTCGGCGACGCGCGCCACCGCATCGACAATTTCGTTCTCGTCAATCATCCCGAAGGATTCGAACTGCTCGCGCAGCTGCATGATCTGCGGGCTCTCTGCGTTGAAGAGCAGGCGCCGCGCCTCGATCATCGGCTGCAGAGCCTTCAGGCGGATCTTGCGCCGGCCTTCGTCCTCTTCGTAGTCAATCCAGCTGACATTGACGTGCCAGCCGAGCAGGACGCCCTGGTTGCGAATTTCCGGCTCGTAGTGAATCGCGCCCGGGGTGGCTTCAATGTGTACGGTGTGGGTGCCGTGGCGCTTGCACATCAGCACGATTTCGCGCGCCAGCTTCGAGGGCAGGAACTGGCCGCGCCTGTGCTCCATGATGTGCATGCGGCCGTTGTGCATGACGCCGGCCGCGCCTCCGGAGAATTTCATCGCGGGGTTGGCCGCGTACTCGAGACGCCACGCAACGCGCACCATGCCGGCGAGGGGCAGCTGCTCGGCGAGCAGGCAGGCGTTGAGCATGTCGGACTCGGAGAAGATGACCAGATTGCCGCCGCTGGCATCGTTCATGTACTGCGACATAAAGGAGCCGTAGTCGAGTTCGAACTGCTCTTTCAGAAATTCGTAGCTGAGCAGCTGCGGGAACAGCAGCGTAACCTCGCTCTCGGCGGGGAAGTCCCCGGGCTCGAGGCGCTTGCCGCTGTTGAGCCGGAGCGCGCCGCGCACCAGCGTCTGAGTACGGCCCGGCTTCGCTTTTTTGAGCAGCTGGCCGGTGAGGTCGAAGGGGTTATATCTCGTGGCCTTGGTGAGTTTGAATCCCCACGGCATCAGGGTCTTTAAGTTCACGAAGTAGTTACTTTTTACCGCCGCGATCGAGGCGTCGGTCTTCGAGTTCTGGGTGTCCACCACGTCATCGACGCAGAGCACATCGAAGTGCCAGCCGGAGATGCTGGTCTCGATCGAGAAAGCCATAACCGTCGCTTCGCGCCATTTGCGCTTGCGGTTGGGTGCGGTGAACAGGCCGGTGCGATCGTCGCGCGGGGAGATGGTGAACTTCGGAAAGATGGCCTGAAACAGCGTGGGCTCGCCCGTCATCGAGCGCACGAAGTGGCCGGAGATTTCCCCCACGATGGCCTGGGCGAGGGGCTTGGTCGCGGTGAGGATGCAGATCCGCACGTCGGGGAAGCAGATGATCCACTGGATGCAATCGATGATCGACAGCGTGGACTTGTAGCAGCCGCGCGGGTCGAGGTGGATGCGCTCCTTCACCGGCGACTGATCCTCGATCGACTTCGCCGGGTCTTTGAGCACGGCCAGCAGCGCGACCGGCTCGTGTACCTCGTCAATCAGCTTGTCGTATCCGAGGACGCGGCCGAGGGTCAGCAGATCGCGCTGGCAGATGCCGGCGAGCTCCTCGCGGTAGGCGTCATCTTTGAGCACCTTCGCTATGTCGATCTGCTGGATTTCCTCGGTGGTCACTTTTTGTCGAAGCCTTCGAGAACGTGGGCGAACGCGGCCATGTGGCGGATGTGCGCGTTCTTGGAGGTCTTGGCCTTGCGCAGCTTCTCGGCCGGAATCTTCTGGCCGACCGGCACGCCGAGCGCATGATGCAGCGCTCCGCGCTTCAGGTGCGTGAGGGCCTTGTGCAGTCCGGACGGATAGCTTTCGTCTTCGCCGCCAGTGTCGATCTCGGTTCTGTCCGGATCGCTACTGCGCCGGTGCGGGTGCGGCTTCTTCTTCTCCGCCATCGCTTCCCCCTACCTGCTGGTCCAGGTGATCGTGCAGCTGCTGCATGTTGGCCAGCGCATAGGGACCGGCCGCCGCGGCCTGATCGGGTGACGGCTGCTCGCCCTGGTTCGCGTATTCGTGGCGCACCACATGACCGCCGTTGACGGTGTGCTCGATGTGGGTGTGGGTGATGCGGCCTTTGCCTTTGCGCGCGGCCTTCGGCTTCTCGCCGAGCGCATGGCGTGCTGCGTCTGCTGCTTTCTTCATGGGGGGAGGGCTCCGGGTTCTCGCGAAAGGAACTCGGGGCGCCGTTGCTTCCGGTAGTCACAGGGACCCGGACGGCGCCCCTCTCGCGGGGTATGTCAGTTAATCAGCGAGAAATTGCCGAGGCTCGCGACGTTGCCGGCGTTGGCCGTCGAGAAGGTGATCGCGAACACCAGCTGGAAGACGGGCTCGGTCAAACCGTTCAGTCCGGTCAGTCCTGCGGTGAGGGCCGCGATCGCGGCAAAGGTCGCGCCGATCTGCGATTTGAAATTTCCGAACAGCTTGCCGGAAACGGAGTCGAAAACGAGGTCGGCATCGAGCCGATAGGGAACCGTGGTCGTACCTACGGCGGTCGCGGCAGTGGTGGCGATGGCGGTGTTGCTGCCCGGGGTCAGCGAAGATCCGCTCATCAGAGAGAGGGTCGCATTGTAGGCGCCGGCTGTGGTGATGTAGCCAGCTGCGCGGATCGAGAAGGCGCGTTGCTCGAGGCGTCCCGATCCGGGGACGTTGAGAACAGCTGCGACGAGTGCATTGTTGGGGTTCGGGAAAACCTGGGCGGTCGCGACGTTGGCGCTTACCTTGGAGGGAATACCTGCGCTGATGACAGGTATGAGTTCAGTAGGCATTTGAGTCCTTTTCCTTTGCGCACAGGCGCCGGTTGGGGGAGGCCTCTGCTCAGGTGTTGGGGAGATACGCTTCGAGGGTAAGCAGGGAGGGCGGGCTTTTGATATTCCCCGTAAGGGGTAGCAACGACTGTGCTTTGATGGTGGGAGATGTACACAACCGACACGCATCCGTGATCCCGGGGGGTCAGGCCGATGGGGTGCGAGCTCCATCGGCCAGATGCAGGATCAGTGTTTCGCGCCCGATCCGCGCGCGATCGGCGCCTGATTTTTCTCGTCCGGTATTTGGTAGGGAATCCAGCGGGGATTGTCCTTGTTCACGCTGTTGGCCAGCCCGAGGTAGCTGCATACTCGAGCCCCGTTGCCCTGTCGCATCGCTGAGCCCGTCGCCTCTCCCATCAGCAGCATGAACAGGTCGAACTCGTCGCGGGTAAGGGTGATGGTGATGGTTTCTTCGTTTGCTTCGCTCATGAGCGCTCCATCTCATCGTGGTACTGGTGGCAGTTCCCGCAATAGCGCTGCGTGATGTCCTGCGCGTTGTAGCTGGTGCGCCCGCACTTCGGACAGGTAATTGACCTGTCAGCGGTCTGCCCGATCGGCGGCTGATTCGCGGCGTTGAACAGTATCGGCTGCGGGTGCAGCATCGAGCAGTTCATCGCGGCATCTCCCAGCATCGTCTCGACGCGGGTCAGGCGCTGGTGCAGGCTGATGTTCTCCATCAGCAGAGCCGCGTATTCGTCCATCGAGAGCGTCATGTACGCCTGTGTGTTGCGCTTCTCCTGAACCCGTTCGAACTCGCGCACCAGCCAGCGCAGGCGATAGTCCTCGGTCGCTGCCATCAACGATGTCATATGACCATCCTCAACGGGAAAACCTGCGGCTGCGTGCAGGGTGCAGCCTGCTCCTGCAGATCCCGCTCAAACTCGGACAAGTCTGCGTCGATGGGCGCGGCCACGCGTGCGATCAGCACCTGGACGTAGACGCCTTTGTCCGTGGTTCCTTCCCAGACGCGGGCGAGCACGGCGCCGCCCGGTGTCGCGGGGATGAGCTCGGCGATTCGCTCGGTGTTGCTCAGCGTGATTTTCATGCGGCCTCCGGGGGAAGGGTTCGTAGCTGCTCGCCCAAGGTGCGGGCCTGCGCGAGCGTAAGTCGGAGATCCTTTGACCGGTCGCCGGCAAATTCGCCCAGATAGACCGCTCCAATACTGCCATCTGGCATTATTTCGGCCTTTCTGAAAAGGACGCTGATCACTGGCTGTTCTTCTTTCATGCTGCCTCCGCTGCGGTTTGCTTGGCGATCGCGGCGGCGCGCACCTTGTCGAACTGCTCGCGTGTCACTGTCGCCTGATGCAAAGTACTGGCGTCGAAGATGAGCACGGCTTCGGCTCCCTCCGGCCACTCGAGATTCATCGCCGCCAGCCGCTTCGCCCACTCGATGCGCTTCGGTTTCCCGCGCCGGCGAGATTCACCCGTTGAATCGCGCCATTGTTTGAAGAGTCGGCGCTCGACCGGGTTACTCGGGATACCACAGGCGGGGCATCTCTTCTCGATGAGCTCGCGCCGGCGCGCGAGGCGCAGCTTGCGGTGGCACTCGGTCGAGCAGGTTGTGGCTTTGCGGTTGCGGCGGGCCTCGGGGATTTCGCCACGGCAGACGTTACAGAACAGGGGCAGGCTCACAGATCCTCCAGGGTGATGATTGAGACGTGAATTTCAGTGCGGGGATTGTTCCAGTCCCTGCGCTTCGAGGCGTACAGATCGACAATGGCCGCGTCGCTTTTGATGACGCCGGCGCGGGTAAGTCCGTCCTGGATGCACTTGGCGAAGTTATCGACATCGCCCGACTGATCTTTGCCGAGATAGACGCGATAGGAGAGTTTGAGCCGCTCGCTGCGCTTGAGCGGACGCAGCTGGTCGCCGCGCGCGAAGGTACAGACGGCATCGAGAAAGGCCTGCGCTTCGCTGGTGACATACCACCGGCCTTTGGGGCAGCGCTTCGACGGACGAGGGTCAAATTTCTTATAGTGGTTGACGCTCGGCGGTTGGAGCGGGACGACAAAGCTAACTTCGTTCATGCGATCCGCGCGCCCTCACTCCCCCGGTACGCCACGACGCCGTGGCCGATGCAGGGCACGCAGGCCTGCTGACGCTTCGGGTCAAACCCGGTCCCTGCGCAGGCTGCGCACGCCTGTACATATCCGGTCCCCCTGCAGGTCTGGCAGCAGGAGTCAGGGCGGCGGCCTCCCTTCGCACATTCGCATTTCTTTCTCTTCCCCGTTCGGGCCATTGTTGATAGCTCTTCAGTTGATAGAGTCATTTCGTTTGCCGTCCTCCCTGGCAGTCTTGGTTCGTGTCATCTTACGTCGCCTCATTGTGGATGTACAGTGACGCTATGAATACCTCCAAGACTCACCCCTCCCGAAAGAAGAGACCGCGCAAAGTTCTGCATACGAACCTGCGCATGCTTCCCGAAGAACGAAACACCCTGGCGCGCGCCGCTCTGGCTGATGGCCGCTCCATGCACAACTTCATCCTGCGCGCGGCACTGGAAGCTGCGCGCGCGAAACTCACGGCCGATGCGGCCTGACCCGAAAGGAGGCTTGCCTATGAGATTCCCGCACCCCTCGGAGCTGGATCGGAGTAATTCCGTTTTTCTGCCCAATGTCGTGCTGGATTATGCGGTGTCGCCCTATTGCCCGGGGAAAGACGCCAAGGTGCTGCTGGCCGTGGCGGATAAGGTGTTCAGCGCCTCGGCCGGCCGCGAGCTCGATCCCGTGGCTGTCGCTCTGACGTTCCGCGCGATCGGCGCGAGTACGGGCCTGACCCGCGGAGCGGTGCGCAAGGCCGTCGCGCGGCTGGTCGGCGAGGGTGCGCTTTGCCGGAACGGCACCCTTTACACGTTCAACCTGGGCGCGGGTCCCTACCCGCGCCTGCTCCTCCAAGAGGCAGTCGCCTAACTCCCCCAGGAGAGATCAATGGAAACGAAAACAGGGTCCAATCCGTGGATTCCCAACAGCACCCAGACCCCGGATTGCCTGTTCGATGAACTGATGCCGGTTCTCGAAGGAACCGACAGCAAGATCATGTTCTACCTCGCCCGGCAGACCTTCGGATGGCGCCGACCATCCTGCCGGCTCAGCTATGCGGAATTTGCCGCAGGTACGGGGGTCGATGTGCGCTGGACGCGGCGGCGGCTGCTGTACCTGCTGGAGGTCGGCATCCTGCGGAGGGAGCAGACGCGGACGCCACGCGGGCGGCAATATCTGTACTCCCTGAATCTGGAGATGGACCTGCCCGGCTGCATCGAAACGCTGCGCAGCCGGAAGATTCCCACCATTATCAAAAGAGTAAACGAGTGCGCCGCAGAGGGTAACCAGTTGACTATGGGTCTGGAGACCCATAGCACCCTGGGTCTGGACGCCCATAGCACCCTGGGTCTGGAGACCCATAGCACCCTGGGTCTGGACGCCCATAGCACCCTGGGTCTGGACGCCCATAGCACCCTGGGTCTGCAGACCCAGGTAAAAGCACATACAAAAACAAACAAGTACTTAAAACCACCCCTCGCGCCTGGCGGCGCAGGGGGGACTGTTCCCAAAAATCCCCCCGCGGGCGCCTCTCCCGAGATGCCGGCGAAGGTCCGTTTGCGAATCGAGGTTTGCGAGCAGCTGGGGATCGACGACAGGCCGACCGAGCGGGCGATCGAGCGGCAGGCGGAGCGAGCACTGCGCAGCCAGCCGGCCGAGGCGATCGTGGCAGCGATGGTGGCGCAGTACCAGGCGTACATGGCGCTGAACGCGGCTGGCAGGCTGGTTTTCACCGTGGGACCGGATAAATTTTTTGGTCAGGGGCTGTGGCACGACACCAAGCGCTGGACGGTGAAAGAGAGCTCGGCAGGCGCTGCCAGCGTGGGGATGCAGCCCTCCGGCACGCCTCCGTCCGAGGAGGAAATCGAGTCGAGCCGGCGCTTCTTTGAAAGCAAGTGGATGGCTCTTAAATCGCGTCAGAACAGTGGCTTACAGTTAAATTCCATGGAGAAAAGCCAGCTGAGGTACTTCGCCGAGATGCTTGGGCCGGAGCGCGTGACGAAGCTGGAGGCGGAACTCGGACGGCTCGCGGAAGCCGTTTAGAGCCGTTTTGGGCGCTGGGGGTAGGCTACCCTGCACCCGAGGCGCAGCGATTGAAATTTGGGCCGTTTCCGTGGCAGGACGGGCCATGTTTTGAACGGGGTCTGACCCCCCAAACCCGGCGCGAGGCCGGCGAGAGAGAGGAAAAGCGAAGCAATGGCGAAGGATACGCTGGGTAACGAGGTCGAGGTAGGCGACTACGTGGAGCTGCACCTGAATGCGCCGAGGATCTTCGGCCGGGTGATGGACGTGCGGAACGGAGGGACGGTGATCCGGGGACTGCGCAGCGGGCAGGATCAGCGGACGCTCGGCAGCGTGAGCGTGACGGCCAAAATCGACATCGCGGTCGATCCCGACAACCCGATCGTGCAGGCGATGGTGAAGGTCAACGATCCGAAGCCGGAGGAGGCCGACGAAGTGCGGGCGATGGTAGGCAAGAGCGCCCTGGCGATTCAGTAGGTAAAGCGCGGAACACTGCGCATTATTTAGCAGAAGGCCCTGATCGGAGCGGAGCCGCGCACCGACAGGGCCTTGTTGCGTCTGGGGAAGGGAGGGGAGGGGT